TATTTCATTCTTCATCAGGTTTGTATTCCCAGAAGTATTCACATTCTAATCCTTCATTAGGAGGTTTACAAAAGTATGATTGTCTAAACTTACTTGGTTCTGCTTTATATCTATAACATATAGATGATAGTTCACAGTTGTTTCCTGAACACATTGTTATATCTGGCATCTTATTTATTATTTACGTTTTTAATATAAATCCAGTTGACCAATATATCTGTTTCTTTTCCTTGTAATCCTGCTTCAACTATTTCTGCTTGTTTAAATCCTGCTTCAAATGCTAAAGTCATTAATTCAATTACTTTGTTTTTTTTCATCTTAATTGTTTTTATTATGTTCTATTACTTTCATATTCATATCGTAGATAGCTTCTAAACGTATTATCATTACATTGTGGTGTTCTGTATCTTTTGTTTTATTAAGAAGGTTGTTTAAGTTGTTTATTATTTTGTATTCGTATGCTGCTTTTTCAAGTTTATTTATTCTTAAATTACTTTCTTCTAATTCAATTTCTAATTCAGATACTTTTAAGTTCTTCTTTTTAAGTTCCAACTTTAATAATTCATTATCTTCTGTATTTAATACATTTTCTTCATCCATTTGATTTACTATTATGTTTCTTAAACTTCTTAAATCTCTATTAAACTTTTCATACATTGTATAATTATTTAAAGAATGTATTACAGTAGCGTGATTCTTATTTACTGATTCAGCTATTTCTTGTAATGTCATTTTAGGTTTAAAATGTTTTACCAAATAAAAATATAATGCTCTTGCTTCTATTATATTATGCTTTCTACTATTTTTAGAAACATCTATATCAGTTTCTTTTAATATTATTTCTTTTAATCTTTCTGTTATTTCCATTTTGTTTTTATTTAAAGTACTCCTCTTAATACATATTGATTCAAATCTACATCGCTATCTTCTCCAAAGAAGTATTTATAATTATCTATACCTTGTTCAAGTTTACGTTTGCCTTTTTCATAAAATTCATCACTACATTCAAATATTCCAATGTCTAAACTTCCTTTGTCAATGCATACAAATACAAATTCATCTACATTAAACATTTCCCTGTAAAGATATGCTTGTAAATCATAAGAGTATTTATCTGCTGAATATCTAAATTCATTTAAACCAGTAGTAGTTTTTAAATCTACAATCATATTGTCTTTTAATATATCTGCTTTAGCTCTAAATGGTATTGCATTTATCATTGCTATTTCTGGTATTTCAAATTGTGCTTTAGACATATAGTGAACTGCTTCATCATTTCTTAATATTGCATCAGCTAATCTTTCTGCAGCTTTAATCTCATTTGTAGTGTAAACTTCTTTACCTTCTGCTTTTGCTTCTTTGTATGCTTTTCCTGCTTTTGTTGCTACATCTACAATAGTTAATTCATCTATCTTATGTGGCTCTAAAATCATTGTGTGGAATAGTTTACCATCTCTTAAAGGTTGTGTTTCACTTTGTCCGTACTTTGTAACGTACTTATAGGTTTTAGGACTTGATAGCACCATTTTAAGACTTGAACTACTTAAAGCCTGTTTACCTAAATAACCATAGTAAAACTCATCGTTGTACATATTATCTATTAGTTCTTGTTTATCCCAAATCTTGTTGTCGAATGTTTTAATTGTTGTTTCCATTGTTTATTATTAGTTTTAGTATGTAATCGTATGTTGCTAATTCTCTTTCTGTACTATCAATCATTATCTTTAAATGGTCATCAGATGTTAAACTTTGTCCTGACATTAGTTCCCCAAGATATTTAAACAATTCTCTATCTAATACCTGTACTTTAGATTGTATTGTAAAGTATGCAGCTTCATTCATATTCTTAAATTATCTAAATTGTTCATTGTTTCATCAACATTTAATATTTCTCTAATCTGTTGTGCATAAGCTTCTGATTCATTCCAATCTTTAAGTAATGCATTAGCAATTAAGTGTAATTGATTACGTACATAAACGTTTTCAGTTGTTTCTAAAATAGAAATGCAAGTTTCTAACTTAAATAAAATTTGTAGTTTGTCCATTTTGTTTGTTTTTTAAATTGTTATAAGCAAATGTAAACATTATTTGTTTATAAAAAACATTTTAACAAAAAATTAACTAAAAAAAAACAATCATTTCTGATTGCTTAATTTTAAATTTATAATTTTTCTATATATTTCATTAACCCTTTCGGAGTTTAATCCTCTATTATAATTGAATTTCATTATACGTTGGATTCTTTGTAATGCTGATTGTTTACTTCGTGTCATATTGCTTTAATTTTTCTAAATATAATATCATATCCATTGCTTCTTGTTGTGCGTGATTTAGCCATTCTAAACGTGTTAAATCTGTTCTGTCTAATGTTGTACCGTATTTATTAATTCCTACGTTAGAACGTTGTTTAAATTGCTCTATAACTGATTCTACTATTGTATCTTTTATTTGTTTAGAATCTATTAAATAAGAATTATATAAACTTTCAGTAGTAAATAAACCATTTATATTGCACCAATATTCTATTCCTTGTGACTTATCAATATAATATTTATATTCATTATCTTCTAACCATTGTGCAAATCTTTTATCTTTCATTTACTAAATCTTTTAGAATGTTGTGTGTATAATTCCATAACCTTTTTAGATGCTTCATATTCTGTAAATTCTATTTTTGTTTTATCTATTTCAAAAGTATATATCTTTAAATTGTCTGATATTTGAAACTTAATTACGTGATACATTTTTGTGTTTTGTATTGGTTGAATTACATAAGCTAAATCATTATTCCAGCACAATCTCATAGCTTGTATTTCATCTTCTTTTGGAGAATACTTTTCTGATTGCTTTTTAGCCATTTGTAACATCTTTTTTAAATATTGATTTTAATACTACAGGCGACCAAGTTTGGGTTAAACATAAATTATAAAGCATTTGTCCCAATTCATCAATATCAATATCATCATTTTCTGTTTCTATTGTTGATGTTTTTCCGTAAGAGGTGTATGTTAATTTCATTAGTCTAATTTTAAAAATTCTGTTTCTCCGTATTCTTTAAACCATTCACTGTTTTCTTTATATTTATCTATTACTGCATTTATAAATACTAATTCATCTAATGTACTTGTTTGCAGTTTGGAAACTATTTCTTCTATACTTCTTAATATATTAGTTGTTGTTTCAGGGTCTGTATTATATATTATTTTAAATTCGTTTCTTACTGTTTCTTCCAAGTCTTTATTTAAACTATTTATCTTGTGTTTAATCTGTTGCTTGTATTGTGTTGTAAAAATTAAACTTTCATTTGATTCTAACAGTAACTGACTTAATATTACTGATTTTAAATACTCTTGTTGTATTATGTTTATTTCCATTGTTTTGCTTTTGTTAGTTCTAAATATGCTACTTCTTTTTCTATTCTTTGTGTGTTGTAAAATTGTGTGGTTGCAGGATTCTTATTATTAAGTTCCCATTCTGGAATAATTAGATTTAAGTTAAAACTGTATATTCCTTTAGGAGTTGAGTTAAAATACATTGGTGTATCTAAATGCTTTTCACATTCTTGTTTCATTGCATCATACTTTTTCTTTTCAAGTAGTAAAGTGTTATAATGCGTTTTCCTGCACTTTAATTCTAATCTATGTCCTTTGATGGGACTGTAACAATCCCATCTTGACATTTGATTTTTAGCTTTTACTAAATCAGGATATACATTTTCTTTTAACCAATTAAATAAATCAACTTCTGTCCAGTTATTCATTTACTGTATATTCGTTGTATACACGTCTTAATTCATCAAGTTTACCTTTCCAACAACTTGCACAAGAACTTATCTGTAAACGATAGTTAAATACGTTAAAATAGATGTCAGATACTTCTTGTTGTTCTATTGAATTTAATGTACTTTGTTCAGCAGATAAATACTTTGTTAATTTATTATAATCTGATTTATTTAAACAGTTTATATTTCTGTTGTATGGAAACAAATTATTTAGTTTATCTTTTCTTTCATCGCATATGCAATCTATACCTGTTGCTTCGCTAATCATTTCAACTGCTTTTTTAATTCCTGTTGCTTCTGTGATAGCTTGTATTGTATCACCTAAACCTTGTGCTTTTCTTTTTGCCATTTTTAGTAAATTTAATTAAAATCGTTATTAATATAATCTTGATAATCTTTTTGAAATTTAG